GCGAACATTGCCATTACGATTGCGATAAGTTGTTTCATTTTAAGTTTCCTTAGTTTAGTTTTGTACCAATACAAGTCGGTAACAATTACAGTTAGCATCTAAGATATTCTCATAGTGATAACCGTATAGTGTCGGTGGGTATTGCTGAACGATAACTGGTTGTTGCTGTACAACGACCGGAGCAGGTCTAGTCAATTCATACGTCACAATTCCACCGATAACTGCAGGTGCAATCCATCCATATCGTAATCCGCCGTGATGACGATGATTGTGATTAGGATATTGTGCGTGTGCTGAACTAGTCAACGCAATTAGCAGTATCATTAAAATTATGGGCAACAGTCTTTTCATCTTTATCCCCTACATATATACAACGCCTTAGCCCTCTAAACCGTTGACAGTTATTTCCCCGTTCTAACTGATTTTAGGTAATCATCAATGTTACCATACAAACTAACCATCATTGCTATCTTACTGTCGTATAGTCTGATGTATGGTTTGTTCTTTTTACCCTGCTGTTTAGTAACACCTAAATAGTATGGGCATTTTAATTTCTTACTCATATCAAGGATGTACCCATGCCACCCTTCTTCTAATTTTACATTAAAATCATATTGATAGAATTCAAGCTCCGCTACTCTGAATGCCATGTCTCCTATCTCAGTCAACCTTAACCCATCACTTCTTGCACCAGTCTGCCACCATTTGCGTAACGCATCATCTAAACACCAGTCTGCCTTACCGGGTGGAATTTGTTTAAGGACAATATCAGTGATTTGTTCTTTGTACGAAGGCTTACTCATCTGGATAAACTTTGGTGCCGTTGTTCATAAACACAACACTAAATTTATCCGTTTTAAATTGATTGTTTAGTTTACGACACAGGTTTCTTGCGTGACCTGGATTACTAAAACTAGTTTTCTTATATTTAGGAACAGCTTCGCTGTCCAAGTAATGTTGGCTTTTCAAGTTAATAGGTTGGTCATCATAAAACACTGCCCAGATGCCGCTTGCTTCTACAATCTGGTCGCATTTGTATGTTGTCTTGTCTACTATCTCTAATAAGACTTTAGGTTGTGTTCTACTCATTTACCACTTGCCGCCTTTAACCACGACTTCGATAACTTCTTCTTTTTGTGGTTTGTCTGTTTGGTCCAAAATCAATTTAGTAATTTCATCACGCAAGGCACGTGCTTCTGCAATGGGCAGAACAACATCTCTTCCTTGTCTTCCTTCTATTGAGGCAATTTTATCGATGAACTTCTTTATTTGGATCATAGACTATTTATGCACTCTTTTGCTTCGGATTCAGTTTTAAAAGGTCCATAGTACTCATACCGTTGAATAAAGATGTACTTTGGACAGAATGTTGGAACAAATGTGTCTCCTTGTTGAATTGCAAACCAGCCTGCGGCAAGAAAACACTTGCTTTTAGGTGTTACTGTAAATAGATGCAACTTTCTCTTTACATCGAGCATACTGTTATATGTTCTATTGCCAGTTGTTGGATAAACTGCAAATGGAGGAACTGTTTCAGTAGCTTTTACTTTTACGGTTTTCTCAAACTCAATCTGTTTCTTCTTCTCAATCTGCTTAGTAGAATCATAGTGTTCGATATTATTGCCGATACGCACATCAAAGCCACTACCTTCAGCAGTTACATTGCCTACTTTCTTTGTACCGTCTGTAATAACCCAGTACTCGTTCTTTACGATTGGTTTAGCTTTCAAGTTCATTGTTATCCTTTGTTAATTCACACATCAATACGAAATGCTCATAGGCTTTTTGCACCGATGGTACTGACATTAGCTTTTCAGCTTCTGCCATCATTGCTTCTGCTGCCTTTTCTGCACATTCACGTGCAGAGGGCCACTCTAATTGTTTTGCATCTGGTCCAAATACTTCAACAAGATGTTCCCATGCTGCCCTTTGTTCCGGTGTTAATGGTGTAGATAAACCATTGTTGCGCCGCCGAATCTCTGTTGCATCTACAATTGCTTTGCTAATCACATCCTCTGCTACTCGACAGGCTGCAATCATTGCTACATGGTTGGGATTAACGTTGTAACGTGTGCTTGTGCCACCTGGATATACTATTACTAAGTGTGAGCCTTTGGGCAATGCGTAGGTAAGGTCACTGTCATACTCACTGACAGCAACATATTTGCGTCCTACTTTTTTGTAAAAGATTTCTTTTGTCATAGTTGAAATTTCTTTAAGTACTCGGTTGCTTCTCTAGTGTGCATTAAATCATACTCAGTTGGCTCAGGATCTTCTAGTTCTTGGACGTTTATGCCAAATTTATTCTCGTACAATTCAACAAAGGTGTCAATCATTTCGGCAAACTCTTTTTCACTAATACCCATTAGTACTTCTTCGAGAATGGCTTTGAACAGTTCTTTTTGATTCTTATCCACTGAGTTTCTCCCACATATAATCTTTTTCTTTAACACATGCTACTGCTTTGAGGTAACCGTCTGCCATAGCACGATGAATTGCTAGTTTGATATTAGTGGGACATACTTCAGACACTTCAATGTAGGCACGTGGTGACAATTTAGTACCGTCGGTTATGTAGAAGTCATAATCACCTTGACGAATCTCTCTAATTTTAGTATCATTGTTAACGAAGGTCATTTTTTCAACTCTTCCCACATAAGTTTCTTAGCACGGGCATCTAACTCTTTCTTTTCAAGTTCAAGCATTTCGTGTGCCATCATGTTAAGCCATTTGACGGTAGCCTCTTTACCTCGTTCGGTTAAGTGGCTATAACTGCTACCAACACCACTGTGATAGTACAGGTCTCTGTCTTTGATAATCTCAAAGAGACCTGCGTAGATTTGCCTATGTAGAATGTGATTCATGTAACGTGCCCTTATATTCGCTGTTAAGCCACTTAGCAAAACTGTCAGCTTGGTCAGATATTTTTTGAAGTTCATATTTGCCACAAAATTTCATTAAATGAATGCCCACTTGAGGCACAGTTGTTGTTCGAACGCCAGTCTTAATAGTATTATCGACACTATCCTTGATATCTTGAGGCTGTGCGGTCAAATCAATCAAGGTAACATTGCGTTTATAGTCATCAAGTACTCTGTGTTCGACATTATTATGGTCGGTCCATCGGCTCAACATCACATTGTTCCAAACAAATCCCTGTTTTTCTTTGTCTTCGTATGCTTCTTTGATGCCAGCCTTCTTAGTTGAACCCTTCTCACGAATGCCGGGAAAAGCACTGAATACGTTATCCGATGAATCACCACGGAGACATTTCTTAAAAAGTAGATACTGGGGATCCTCAAGTAACTTAGGCTCTTTAGTCTTTTTATCTTTGACTAATTGCCCTTTGTCATTGTAGTAGCCTTCCAATGTGATGAGTTCTCCACTAACGCCGTTGTATTGATGTACGTTGGAATTAATAAGCTGAACGTAGTCGGTATCACTACTAATAATATAATGCGTATCATTGGGATGTAAGTGAATAAATCGTGCAATCAAGTCATCTGCCTCAGCTTGAGGATTACGCAAAACTGAACAGTTTGTTTTCTCACGCAAGAAAGTAGTGAAAGCCTCGTAAGTCTCCCAGAACATTTCGTTTTCTTCTTTCTCTGCTTGAGTTTGAGCCTGTGTATCAACCACACGATTCTTTTTGTAAGGCTCGTAGTAGTCTTTGCGCCAACTACGGCCCTCCAAGCAAAATACAACGTGGTCAACGCCGAACTTTCTAACAATTTGATTGCAAGAAGCCAGTGTCAAGTGCAAGGCCATTCCCACCTTCTCCCATGTGTCACTATTACGTGATGCAATGTGACGGGCACGGAAGAAGGTATTGGCTGTGTCGATTAGTGCGTATTTCATGCGTCTATTATATACGTATATTTAAATAATGTAAACGATTTAGGTCACATCTTCCAAATATTTGTCAGGAAAGTTCTTAATCCCATCCACAACCGTTTTCATATTGAAACGAGTAATGGGTAAGAATACCTTTTTTACCCGTTTCATTTTGAGTGGGTGACATTTAATACGATCCTCTACAATAGCACGTACATAATCGGGCGTAACTTGCGTATGAACCGGGTCAACATACTCACTGGGCTTGTGATTACCTTGAGGATTCTCTAAGAACGGGAAGAGTTCCCGCATTAGATAGTTCTCACAATTCTTCACATGCTCGTCATACCCATCCACTGCAACATAGAGGTGATGAATAGTTGGGTTGTTGTTACCTTTATCATACGAAATGATACGAGACTTTGCTTTCTTAGTGATGCCGGGTTTAACTTTACCGTACACCTCTGCAACATATAACATCATACTCATTTGAATTTGTCCTTCTGTGCAGGTTCAAGTTGATTGTACATACAAGTACCATTCTCACGGTAACGTGTAGTCAAACTCTTGGGAACATATTGGTATGTGCCACCGGCTTTTTGATACAACTGCATCAGTAACACGAGTGATGCGTCACGAGGACATCCTGATGGGATTTCACCAAACGCTTTGTCATAGTATTTAGGGTACAATGACTGTGTTAAGTTCTTAAACTCTGGCCATCCACCTGCAACTTCCTTAACCACTGCGTTAATGTCACGCATGAAGTCTTTGAATTCTTGTGTAGTGAAGTCTGCCCCTTCTTTGACTAAACGCTTACGCAAATCTTGGAAAGGAAGAATCTCAACCGCATCAAGTGGTTCTTGTGGCCAGTACTCTTGGTGATTCTCACCGAAGAATTTAACGTCTGCTACTTCGAGTTTGCTCAGTAAGTTGCAATGTACAACTGATCCTGCTTTAAAACGCTCAATGCTGTCTGGGTGTACTGGGAACAGATTCCACTTTTCTAATTCTGTTTGAATACGATTAGCAAGTTCGTACTTTTCTTGTGTATCGCTGTTAGGTGAATCCAAACGCTTACCGAACACGTGAATCTTATGCATTTCATATGGAATGATTGCTAACTTATCTTCACCGTTGATACCCAAGAAGTGCTCACGTGCAAAACTAAAGTCACTAGTCTCAACAACTTGACAATTTACTTCAAGTTCTAACCAATCTTTAGGATCAACATCGGGGAACTCACCCAACTTAGCACGTAATGCGATTGCTAATACAGTATGTTGACCGTCAGTGATATAACAAGTGTCGCTCTTTGGCAACTGAATCACGTTGATTGTTGCTGGACGGCGACTGTCCCATGTTGTGATGATTCGAACCAAGTGGTCGAAATTAATTTTACGTTGAACCGCTAGTGCTGATAGCAAATGCTTGATTTTGATTCGCTTCAACTTTGGCATTTGGTCATAGCGTTGCGGCTTACCTTTGCGGCTTGTCTTAAACTCTGCCGTAGCTAATAGCTTTTTGAGTTGTGTTGCTTCAGGGCTATCGAGAAATAGTTTTGCTAACTGTTCGATGCCATTTGAATCGACATATCCGGGCTGTTTGTCTAGCTCGTTAGTCGGGCGGTCTTTTGCTGTTACCTTTTTTGAGTTTGGAACCCAATTGAACTTGATTGTAGATGTTGACATATATTTCCTTTGTTAAAAATGTCTGTGTGAAGAATATTATTCAACGCACAAACAGATTATACAACCGGAATCTCTATATGTCAACCGTTTTGTTGATTTTTGGGCAAATCAACTAACTTCAGTACGTCCGTTACCTATGTCTCGTTGACGAATGCTTCTCATATCTCTGTTGTCTGGATCAGCGATAACTTGGTCATATACTTCTAAAGCAACATTGCGACATACTGTTTGGAACCAGCGGTCTACTAACATAGTATCTGTATCAGTATCTTTAAACTTGTAACCAGCTTTAATCAAATTGATAATGAACTTGTCATTCCAATCTAGTTCGAAAGAGCCGCTGTTCAAATCGGCTGGATCCACATCCATTCTAAGAATGTTTACATATGGCTCACCGGCTAATGTTGCTTTCTCTTTGTCTGACAGTTCCTTAGCAGGTTCTTTAGCCTTGCGTTCCTTCTTAGGCTTCTCAGCTTTATTAGGTTCTGGCTTCTTGAACGCTTGTTTTAGTTTATCAAATAATCCCATCTTGTTTTGCTTTCTCGTATAACTTGTAGCTGGCTAAGTTCTTAGCTTTGCTTTCGCACATCATATCGAATTTATCTAAAAATGACAGTGCCCAATTATTTACTGCATCGTTCCAGTAGTAATCAGAATGTGCGCGGAGCTTTTGTTTATTGAACCCAGTATTTAGCAAGTTTGCCATATCGGGCAAAACGGTTTGGGAATGTGCAACCAGGACATCTTCTCTTGATACGGAGTAATGTAGAGTAGGACGAACATTGCGCCAGCTGTCAAGAATCCGTGTAATTCTGGCATCGCTTGCATCCAAGTAAGACCCCTCTCGTACCCAATGATGGTGAATATCAAGAACAGTAGGTACAATATCGCTAAGACTGAGACAATCATCGAGCCCATGTGTATACTCCTCGTTTTCTAATGTTAAACTGTTACGTGCCTCAGGAGATAGACGCTGATATACATCTCTAATGCCCTGCGGACCCTTACGTCCCGATATGTGGACGTTAATTTTAATGTCTTGAAATTGTTTTCCATATCCCATCCATCTAGCCATATCAACATGATATTCAAATTCTTCAATTGACTTGTCAACTACCTCTGGTCGGTCGCTTGCAAGCACAACGAATTGGTCAGGGTGAAAACTAAGACGCACATCATTTTGTCGTGCAGTTTCACCTAGTGGAGCGAACCACTTTGCAAGTAAGTCTTGGGTGTTTTGACTTTGCCAGAAGTCAGTGTAGTCATTGTGTGTGTAGAATGATAGCATGTCGCTAGTCAATCGCAACATGCGTAATTCGTTAGGAAGTGTTGCGACTTTCTTAATGAGTGCGTGGGTATTGACAATGTTTGTTTTTGCAACGTCAATAATCTTTTGCTCCACGATATCACGCTTGTTGCGATTCGCCCATGCAAGAGTGGTACCGCCGGTGTTCAAACCAGCAGTACTTACAATCTCGCCCTTTTTGTTAATCTCTGCCCACTTGCAAGCAAAGCCGATGCGTTTGGTATGTGTAGTCATAGTCATACTATAACACATTATTTAATTTTTAGCAAGTCTTCCATGCTATAAAGGGTTTTCATATATGGACTAACATCTTCAAGTACACTAACTGCTAGGTCGCCCTTCCTACGAGGCCCAGAACTAATACTAAAGTCTACATCATTCACTTTGCAAAACAAGTTGACCATTTCTTTGACTGTGTAGCCTACGCCATGTCCCAAGCATTCAATTTGATTGCTTGGTTGTTCAATTGCTGTCTTTAATGCTTCGCAAATTTCCATCACATGCACATAGTCACGCACACATGTACCATCTCCGTGTATATTTTCATAGTCAGTCCCATGAATTGTGAATGTACCGGTATCGATTGCTTTGATTAAGTTTGACATTAACCCATCAGGGTTTGTAGGTGCGAATCCTTCTGATCCAATCACGTTGTAGAACCTGAATGTAGTGTACGGAATGTTCTTATATGTACACCATTCACGTACACAATCTTCTGCTGCCTTCTTGCTTGTTCCGTATGCACTAGCACAACCTTCGGCTGCACCTGTGCTTGCAAATACAAAGTTCTTAAACTTAACAGTGTTCATTACATTCAACGTACCACAGAAGTTAGTCATGTAGTAATCAGTTGGGTGTGTTTCGCTTTGACCAACATTGACTAGAGCCGCTAAGTGTACAACTGCATCAAACACTATATTGTTAGCAGGAATACTCTGACGAACATCGTGCTTAAAGTGTTTGGTCACTGGATGTTGAGGGTTCTTCAAATCAAGACCATACAATTCGTATTCACCGTCTAACAGTTTAGACAAGTGACTGCCGATGTAACCTGAGTTACCTGTTATTAATACTTTCTTCATTCGAAACTAAACAGACTTGCGCCTGCTACCTCCTCTACTGGTTCAAAGCTAGGGTCTTTTGTCAAATATGTTTCATCGTCAGTGTAAATGACACGGAACTTATGTTTGTTAGTCAACACACTACGAATGTCATCTATACAAATTATCTTACGATTCAGGTCTCTGATGTAGTCTTGTAATTTAACAGTCGTTTCATCGCAGATTTTTGCTGTGTTGTTGTTCGATGGCTTAGTATTGAACATGTTGAAGCATTCATTCCACTTATGAAATACTTTTGCTTCTTGGTGTTTAGCGTGGTCTAGCGAACCCAAGTTATACCAAGTCTCTGCCTTTTCAAAAGTATCATATAGTTCTTTTGCTCGTTGAGCCATAGTTAACTTAGTACAGGTATAAAAGTAATCACCATTGAAGTTACCAGTCCAACGTTGTTCTGCTAGTACAAGAGTGGGTAACTGAATATGTTGTTCGTAGAAAGCCATACCATACGATTCAACCGTACTAGGATTAAACGCAATACGACTTGACTTGATAAAATCTACTTTCTCTTGTCCGATAATACTCGCACGAACATCATACTTAACACCTAACTTACTTAGTCGTTCTTCGAACTTCTTAACACCATTAGGACTAGTCATTACTTTAGCGGGCAGTCCTGTTTGCTCAACCAACTCAATAAACAACTCAGGATTCTTACCTTCTTCCCATCTACCAACAAACAAGATGCCCTCACGCTCACCGTTGTATTCAGTCAGTAAGTCTTGCTCAGTGATTGGGATAGGAAGATGACAAACATTGTTTATTTGAATTCTATCTTCTAATTCAAGTTGATTAAACTTACTCTGTGTCCCCACATACAATGAACCTGTCTGTAATTGTAAGCGCATCATTTCATTAGTGTTCTTTAAGAAAGGATTCTTTGTCCAAGTAAAGATTTGACTTTCTAAATGAGTGTACCCAATGATTTGAATCACATCTTCAAGACCCATTGTACTTGCTACTTGAATGGTTTCGTAAGTATTACATACTAACGCATCATACAAGTTGTGTTCAAGTGCCTCGACAATCGCATTGCGAAAGTTAGCCATACGCTCATAACAGAATGTATCACCATACATAAAGATATTGCTATGCGTTGTGTATGGCAATGATTCTAATGGAGCAATAATATTTGCCTTCAATGATTTAATAAAGTCATTATCTTTAGGTTCTTTGTCAGTGATGATATCAACTTTGATGTTATAGTTATCCATCAACTCACAGAAACTTTTAGTGAATTGACCGATACCGCCATGCGGAATCAATGTCTGACTACTTACCAAGAAACCAACACGCTTGTCGTATGTTCTCATTTAAATCTATCCTCAATAGCCGCAACACATTTTTCGATAATTCTCGGATCAGTAACGTCACGCTCATACGTAGTTACTGGGAACTTTATAGATTCTCTCACCGCATTGATACATTCGTTGATAATCAAATCAGCAAATTCTTCTAAACGTGGCTCACTGACCATTTGAATCTTTGCTTGTATTGCTATCTCTTTAATCTTCTCTTTCATCAGGTACCCCATTCATTTTTAAATAAAGGCACTTGCAATCTATCTGAGTAACGATAACCCAACTTCATCGCAGCTAGTGCTACATTCTTTGCATTCATAGTGTAAACACTTTCAACGCCGCCTACGGGCATCAAGTATACAGGACCAGTGAATCCACCTCTCTTATACTCTGCTACTGCCTTTACAGCTTCTTGCACATCTTCTTCTGATGCCACCACGAACTTAAGGTATACGAAACCCACATTCTGGTATTGATTAATAACGTCAGGCAAAATTGCTTCATCCCACTTCTCTCCGCTTACTGATAACTTAGGACTTACACTAAATGTAAGTGCATTCTTTTCACGATTACGCTTCCAATCAGTTAGGTAGACACCAAAGTCTGTAGATAACTTTTGAGTACCGTTAGTCTCAAATGTAATCTCTTTGAGAGGTTTCATTTTCTCGTGTGAAAGTAAGTCTGGATAGCTTCTTTGCCATCCAAGCAACGGTTCGCCACCAGTGATAACCAAGTGCTCATCCATCCAACGATTGTGAGGGAGTATATCACAAATGCTGTCAACAATAGTATCGGTATCGAGCACAGGACTAAGATGTTTGAAACGAGGGTCCCAAGATGCATAGCTATCACAGCCTGTACTGACAAGCGGTAAGGATTTATAATCCGTAATACTCTCTGCGTCAACTTTGTTTCGTTCTTCACTTAATTGTCCTTTGGGCATGCCGAAGCCGCCGCATGTAAAATTACATCCGTATGTTCGTAAGAACACAGATGGTACACCCATATAACGGCCTTCGCCTTGGATGCTATAGAATAGTTCTGCTACTTTTAATTTGCTCATAGATATTTGATTATAACTTGTTCCACTACTAGATAGTAAGACCATAAGGGAAAAATAATAGCAAAAAATGTTGACCAAAAGCCCTTTGCGATGACAATTCCGCCGATCCAAAAAACTAGCATCACGAATGACATTATGTGTCCCATATATTACCTACTTAGTTGATGCCCAGGAGAGTCAATGACAATCTCTTGGATGCATAATGTATCTTTTAATTCAATCATGTTCACTATTGTGTTAGCTAACACATTAGGGTTCATCTTTCTGCCACCAAACATTTTAGTTAGTTCGGTGTCTATCCTACCTGGTATAACATTCATTACGTTTGGGAAGATGGGTTTACCACCTAACCCATTGTACGGATATGTTACATCCATTTGTTCTTTCTTTGCATCATAGTATAAACGTCTAGTGGGTGTGAGAATTTGTTGCACCGCATCATTAACATAGATGACCTTACTACAAATGTTCACTATTAATTTATGTTGCTCTTTTGACCACGCACTTAATACACCCTTAAGCAACAATGTTTGACCAGTTGGAGTGTATGTATTGTTTATGAAAACATCACAATCACTAAGTAAGGCTATGATATTGTCACGCACTTGTGCATCATCTATATCATACCCGCTAGACTTACTAAACCCTATAACCTCATGACCATGTGACTCTAAGACTGTCTTTAGTTCAAGACCTAGTCCTCGGGTATGACCAGTCAAGGCTATTTTCATGCAAGCAAGTCCTCGTTCCATTCACGATGACCTTCACGGAATGCCATGTTAGATTGTGTTTCACGTACTTCAACACGATAACACCACAAACGTTCTGCTTCACCCTTACCCCACAAGTCAGGAATGTAACATCCATTGATATACTTGTAAAGTTGGTCGGCTAATGCTTCACATCCTAATGCTGGCAAGACGATAATCTTTGCCATGTTCTTTTCTTGTAACAACTTGAATGTTTCCATTTCTGGATCATCTTGTGCCACAATCAAAGTGTGGTCAAACATATCCTCTAATAACTTCTTCAAGTCTTTCAATCCACCGTAATCAGCTGCCCAATTACGAACGTCTAAATCGTTTGTACCGAAATAGAACTTCATGCTGAAACTATAACCATGAATTAAGTTACAATGGCTATCAGCACGCCATTGACGATAAGCGCATGGGAATGCGTCATGGTACTCTTTAGTACTTGTATATTTGTATGATACTGGTTGCATATAATCTCCTATGTTAATTTTATCATAGGCAGCAGAATTTGTAAAGCGGGATGATGCTAAGACCGCTACTATATTTACCTTATTTGTAAAGTGCTAACAACATTTTGTATTTGTCGTAAGCGTCTTTAAGACCGGGATTAGTTCTACGCAGATATTCTTCTTCACGGTCTTGGTCATCTAGTTTCTGCGATTGTTCAACATAATGAACCAAATGTTCTAATCGTCTACGGTCTATTTCCATTTCAATAGTAGTTTGTTCTCTATCAGTATAGAAACTTGCGGTTCTATTGTAACTGTCGTAGTATTGATATGGAGAGTGATGTTTGACGTTAAATACTCTGAACCCAAATTGATTGGCAAATTTCTCTAAGTCCATTACTTACCTTTCTGTGCTTCTGCTACACGCTTGCGTAAGCCGCTACTACTAAATGAGTGGTCACGGCTGTTAAAGATGTGATTGATATTCTTTTTAGCACCTTCAGCACGACCAGTAAAGTCTTGACTCTGATACTCTACACCCAAGATGCGAACATCAATTGGTAGAATCAGTATCAAGTCTATTAAGTCTTGCTCTGTCTGGTACACAACAATTTCATCGACATAACGGCATGCCGCCAATTGGATTTGTCTTTCGACAACCGATTGTACAGGTGAATTTTTAGTTTCAGGTCTATCAATTGTGGGGTCAGTCTGGAGCCCAGCAATAAGGTAATCGCAATGGTTTTTAGCTTCACTAAGCATGGCGATGTGTCCTGCGTGGAGTAGGTCAAAAGTACTGAACGTAATCCCAATTGTCTTACCCTCTTGCTTTAAGTGTTTAATCTTGTTGAAAATCATCTGGTAATATCTCTGCTAATTCATCAAAGCCTTCACCCTGTGTGTAATGATACTCTTTACCTGCATGATGGTACACAGTTGTCCAAGTTCTTTGGTTGTTGCTTTCGCTTGATGGCTCAATAAGATTGAACACTGTGAATAAGTGTTCTTTCTCTTGACCTTCAATGATGCGTTGTTCAGGTCCGTTAATCTTACGCAAGAATGCTTTCAGTCTAACGGGATCCTTCACTAAGTCATCCATGAATGACTCATACATGTTTTTCATTTCTTTAGTGTTCGCCACATCACCCTCTGCTCATTCTCTTTGAGGAATTGTTCTTCATCAGAAAACGTAGGGCTGTCAGCAATAATCTCGTCAATCAACCACTTAAGTTTATACAAGTCTTGCTTCATCAACGACTGTGTGAAGCCATCATTGTATCTACTATTGAGTTCTACACCGGTCATGTAGATTTGGTGACTTACTTGATTATAATCCATTGGTTTACGATAACCCATTTTGTTTATCCTTACAGGTACAATTTCTGCCTTGGTTGCAATCACCGTGGCAAGCACTTGTTCTATTCCAAGCATTAGTAAGGATTGCAGTCAATGTAGTGAGAAATGGGTTGAGAAAGAAACCCACCATTACTCCGTAAATAAAGATTTCAAACATTACTTGCCTTTGTTTGCAATTTGTAAGAACTCTGCTCTAGCAGCTGGATCAGTTTTGAATCCACCACCAAGACGTACTGTGACGGTGCTTGAGCCTGTATCTTCGACACCTCTTGACTTAACGCAATAATGCTGTGCATCAATGAGGACTGCAACGTCTTCGGTTTCAAGAATGAACTGAAGGGCGTGAAAGATTTGTTCCGTAAGACGCTCTTGGATCTGGGGTCGTTTCGAAAAGTATTCAACAATTCTATTAATTTTTGACAGTCCAAGCACTTTCTGTTTAGGAACATACGCAACAGTAGCCAAGCCGTCAATAACGACAAAGTGATGTTCGCAATTACTCTGGACATTAACGTTGCGTTCAACGACCATTTCGTTGTACTGCATTTTGTTATCAACTGTCGTACACTTTGGAAATGCCTCATAATCTAGTCCCCAGAAAATCTCATTGACATACATCTTAGCAACACGTTTAGGTGTTTCGATAAGACTATCATCAGTTAAGTCAAGACCTAATGCTTTCATAATCTCTGCGAATAGTGGTTCGATTACAGCGATTCTATCTTTTCTATCTGGGATTAGTGATGGCTTTGAAGGTGTTTCGACACCCATTTTGACTAGGTGCTCATGCACTTTAAGACCCAATTCTGGATCGCATTTTGTTTTATTAAAACTCATAGATAACCCTCCGTTGTGATGGTTTTATTTTGACATTGTGCAACCTTTGTGTTGCACAAGTATTTATCACTATTACTTACCGGCTGCTTTTTCTGCGGCACGAGCATTCTTAGTTTCGGTGATTTCGTTACGGCGTGCTTTAACTGCTTTAGCTAATTCACCCAATGCTTTGCGGGCACGTGTACCTGCAGCATTGTTACCTTTTTCAAATTTTTCACTCTCTGCTAAGTATGCTTCCAAGTGTGTGTTGATTTCATTGTGTGCTGACATTTTTCTTTCCTTTAGTTTTCTTTGGTGTAACAGATTCAATCTGTTCTACGGAAGCAATAGCTTCCTGTACTTCTTTTAGAAGCTGGGCGTCATCCCAAACTAGTTCAGTCGTTCCATCTTCAAAAGTCTTTACAATCAAGTGTGTACCTTGATTAATTACTGGCCAACCATTTGATGGCTGATTGGCTAATACTTCTTTCTTCTTACGTGCCATTATTTTGCTCCTGGATCCTTAGCGAGGCCTCGCCAGTGTGTTACGGTATGGTCTAAGAATGTAAACTTCTTACCATCCCACTTTGCTTTATTGGGATGAGGGAAGTTGATTGATTCTAGTGTTTTAATCTCATAGAAACCTTTACGCACTGGATTGATTTCAACCGGGAACCATGGAGTCATTTCTGGTTCTTCTTTTACTTTCGGTTCAGTAGCGAAGGGCCACTTAGCAGTTTCTTTTGTGTTAGCTGGAGTTGGTCCCCAAGGCCATTCTAAACCTTGCGCTTGCATTTCAAGAACTTCTTTGTGTGATTCGTTAGCTAGTTCAGCCATTTCTTTAAGTGTTAATTCTGGTTCAGGGAATTCAATTGTATGCACAACAGTTGTAGGATCAGTCAATCCACTGTATTCGACACCGGTGTCAAGGTTAGTGAGCTTTAACGGACCTGACATGTAGAATTCAGTATCATCGTGTGTCCACCCCAATTCTTCTACACCTTCGTAATAGTTTTCTTCCCAAGCATTTTCAAATGCTGCAAGGTCTTCATCGGTGCAGTTACGACCTGCTTCTGTGTCTGCCCAGCAACCATCTGTTAAGTCAACTAGTTCCCATGATTCATCGTTATCGATGACACTTAGTTCATACCAGTCGTCCTCATTCTTTAGTTCATCGGTGGTCAGAGGGATAGTATCTGATTCTACTCTAAAAGTTCCCCAACGATACCCTTCTTCTCGGATGATTACTTTATCACCGTTGTACCAGAATTGTCGTTCAATAGAACTCTTTTTGTATTCAGTTGTGATTTCCCATGTTGCCATATCATAATCCCTTTAATTTCTTCATCATTACATACTTGTCAAAAATTTCACTCATTACAGTCTTCTCCCCGAACATCCAAGCAATTGAACCTGAGAGTTTAGCCTCAGTTAAATCATGCTCGGATGCGTTGGGGAATTTCTCTTTGATGAGAGATTCCCATAACTTATCGGCTTCAGTATTTTGATTCACGTGAATGTTTTCTATAATCAGTACTCATACGTAGCATTGTATCACCTTTGCCCTCTAGAATGTCACAGATTCGGTCAATCGTACCATTGTTGTAGTCACTGATTTTACCCATATTCTCACTTGGCTTCTTCAATAGTTTTTCAAGTTTATCAAGTGCATCTTCTACCGACCAGGGTACGTACATACGAGTATGGTCATTTGCAAAAGTTTCTGGGAAAGAACGATAAGCAGGATAAAGTACATTACATCCCAAAGCGTCAGCTTCGGAGACTGTGTTAGAGACCCAATCTTGTAAAGCACAGTTAAAAACAACACGGCTGTTATTGACAATGTTATAATAGGCATTCTTATCTAGGTCCTCATAAATGTCTAATATATCAAGTGCTTGCAAGTGCTTAGTACGTTCCATGTAACTTTGATTGTTAGACTTCAATGCACTACCTGAACATACACAGAAGTCAACTCCGCCGCCACCCGGATGACGAGTATGCCATTCTTCAATCACATCCATGTAGAAGTCTGGTTGCTTCTCTTGATCCCAACGTGCTGAGAATACAACACGAGGCTTACGCTCATGCCAAGGTGTGATAGAACTAACACGGGACTGAACTTCTTCTTTACCGAACGCAAGACCGGAGATATTATAGATTGGGGCTTCCCAGCCTGCAATCTTCATGTTCATGACCATTTCCTCGTTAGTAGCAAGAATACCGCCTCCGCTTTGACGTACCGCCTCACATACCATGTGTTCGTAGGATCCCATCCATTTCGCCATGCCCCATACGTGGACAAAGTCATCAGGATCGATTGACTGCGCCAAGCACCTGACAAAGATTTTCGGACGATGACTCTGAGGTACTTGATTAAGAATATAAGGCAAACTCTCAAAGCCCGGTTGAAACATATCTTCAAAGTAGATAACATCCTCACTAGTAACTTCTCCCGCCTTCATCATCTTAACCAGATTCATCAATTGACTCATAC